CTTTTCAAATATGGTAGCTAGAGGCGGACTTGAACCGCCGACCCCAGCATTATGAGAGCTGATAACTCACCCTCATAGAACCTCAAAACCAATAAAATCAATAACTTAAAACCACATTAAACCTCGTTACACCATACTAAATCATCTAGTTATGGATTGGTAATTGGTGATTTTGTGAGATTTGGATTAATCTGCTGGTTTTTAGGCCAATTCAGAAGGTTGTATTCTATGGAAGATGAAAAAAATCAGCTTGGGCTTGGGTTTCGCCCTAATCTTGGATTCGGACTGGGTGGTAATAGCGGGTTGTTGGGAGGGCTGGCGGTTTATGATTCATTTTACGATGTAAATCAGCTTTGGTTCTTTGAAAAGGAGGTGCATTTGGATGGCTACCGTTTTAAAAATTGCCGTTTCGAATCTTCCAAATTGTTTGTAAGCTCTACTAAATTTGAGCTCATTGACTGCATGCTTGATGACAAAACCACAATAATTTATTCGCCTGATATATTAAAAATTATCAAGCTTTGGTATTCCAGAAGCTCAGAAATGTACAGCACATTTCCTTACTTCACTCCTCAAAAGAATGCTAATGGAACTATTACGATAAAAAGTAGTTGATAGAGGGATAACAAGATGGACGTTACTGATACCGCTAGCCTTCCAATACCTCCTAAACATAATCAAGCTTTTCCCGTGGTTCTTGTTTGCCTAGGAGGTACTTGTCTTCCTACTGCATTTCTATTTGCATGGCATGACAAGAATTTTTGGATTCCTTTAGTATCTGGTTTTGTACTTATAAGTGTTGCGGCTCTTTTATGGCTAAAATCCCATAGGGTCAATGATTTAAAGGGGGCTCATCCGACAAGTATGGTGTTGCCTAATGGTGCAAAATTTGATGCTGATATGCGTACATTGGAGTCACCTCGAGCTCTCAAGGCAATTACGGATCTTTTAAATTTATACTCTAATATAAAACCTTTACCTGCCGCTGATGGAGTTGTGGACGATTCGGGTGGGATAGTTAAAAACTCTTCTCAACAAGCCGCTGACGCCGTTGACAAAGTTAATGCCGAAGTTCAGTCGACTCTGAATAAGCTGGGTAGTAAATTCACTTCTGATAGCTCTGAACCGCAAGAATTTTTGGCGAATCCTCCTATCGATCCTGAAACGCTAAATCATAATTCCCCTGGAATATAAATATTTTTTCTCTGCCCATGACATTCAACTCGAGCCAGTTGCTTTCGGTTTATATTTAAATCAAATGATTCAATTTTTCATAGCTTCATTTGCGGATAAAGTTTTTTGATTGCTGCTCAATTTCTGTGTTTGGTAACCCATTCCGGCTCCTTCAGTCCTTGCATGCAAAGCTTCACATCATCATCAATTTTATTATTCGGTTTTACGCATTCTTTAAGTGATCGTGTAGCTATGAATGCTTCTTGCGCTTTTCCTTGGTTTTGTTCTATTTCTCTGCGAGTTCTGTTTACATGCTCGCAAGCCATATTGCGAAGATTGCGGGTGTGTTCGCTTCCATATTGATTGTGTTGTTGTATCCAATAATTGCAGGTTTTTATTACCTGCTGTAGTTGCGGATTGTCTGTATCGATTGATATGGGTTCTTCGTTGTAGCGGTTGTTGTTTTCTGGTTTTTTTCCTGTCGCTACGCTGATTAGTGGTGGGCCTGCATTAAATCTTCTCAGGCATTTGGGTAGTTCTTTGGCGTTGTGATCTCGGCTTTGTTGCCACATTTTCATATAGCTTTGATCGCCGCCTTGTTGAAGTTTGTATTCTGCTTGTCTTAATTGCCTTTCTATCCGCCAGCACTCGTTTGCGTTGGCAGTTTTTATTATTAAGATGTTTACAAACAGTGTTCCAATCACAAGTGAAATTATCTTTTTCACCTTACCTTCCTCCATCTACTGGCAACCTTAGCCGCAATAATTAGGCTCTCCCTTGTGTTCCTAAGTCACCCAAGGCTTTTTTCGTCATTGGGCTTATCTGTCCTGCCTCGGGCAACTCTTCACCATATGCGAGCCAGAGTCTGTATTCAGGCCATGCCTTTCCAACAGCTTCAATTTCTTCATGGCGCAATTTTGCTTTGCGTTGCAGAGCGTTAGTCCATCGAGTGTAGCTAATGCCGGTTTTCTGGCTTAGTGCATCGCGGCTAACCCTTTCAGTTTCAATTATTAGATTGAGTCTGTCTATTACATCAAATGACGTCATAAGTATTTATTACTAGTAATAATTACCAGTAACTATTACCTTTAATTGAAGTTAATCGTTGTTCATTCTGGCTCACGAAGGTCTAAAAACCAAGCCATGAACCTCATTGAAACTCACTAAACCATAAAGGTAATGGCTATGTCAGTAATGGATGTTCATATAAAAGCTGTCGATGGAGTCGAATGGCGCATTGCCTTTACTGTTACCCGCACTTTTCTAGCGTCTATCCCAACCGGCTCCTTTTGCCTCTGCTCCTCACATATCAACCATGACATTCAAGCAGGGCAGGTGATCTTTTCTGTTTACCTCGCAAACGCCTACATCAATTTCCCCGTATCTGAACTGAAAAAATTCAAAGCATTTTTGCAGCAAGTGAAAGCTGCCAAGGCGGCTGCGTAATGTCGTTCGATCAAAACATCATCGTGAATTTATCGGTAATCGCTCCTGTGGTTTCTCAAGAGCAATTCGCAACCTTCATCGGTTCAACACCAGATACCGTCCGCGGCTGGGTCGAGAATGACACACTCCCGCATGTAAAAATTGGTCGCCAGCGTTACATCAATGTCATTGCATTTGTTGATGACCTGAAAAACGGAAAAACGATTTTTAGTCGAGGTGAATATGCTCACGACTGAAAAACACATCGTTCGCATTTTTATGTTTTTTATTTTCGCGATGCTCTTAATGGTGGGGTGGAAAGAATATTTAAACCACACGCACCCCATCGCCTGTACACAGTTGCCTAGTCGCTCTGTCTTGGACGCTACCCACGCAAAAGAGAATGTGCGGATTCTCTGTGGGTCTGCGTCCCCTTTTATTCCTACATTCTGTGATGACAAGCTGGGTCACGGGATTAATTCAATTCCAGCTCTCTTAATCAAAAGGTAAATGCCATGAACCAAACTATGACTGTTGATTTATACGGTGCCTCTATCGCTGATATGGAAGGAACAAAGTACGTGTCTTTGTTTCTTGGCCAGCAAGTCGAAAACGAAAAAGAAGAAAATGCAAAAGGCATCGTGATTATGAAAATGCCTTGTGATCCTGACGTGTACGAGTCCCTTCGTTTTGCAAAATATCCTGTTCAGGTTGAATTGTCGTATCGGTTGAAAAAAGCAGCACAAGGTCGTCTTGGTCAGTTTTGTACAGGCGTTAAAGCCATTGATGCTCGCAGTCCTATTGCTGCATCTGCTAACAAACCTTCATCTGCTAATTAACAGGTGATGTATGCCGTTTTATCTCCGGTGCGAAAGTGAAATAACCATTGTAGATGGTTCACTTCATTGCTCCGCATGGCAAAGCGTTTCGGAGGATGAATTGTTGGGCGCTCTCGTCCGTTCATCAATGCTCACACAAGAGGATTTTTGGATTGTTGGCGCGGGCGTTACAGCAATCATGTGCACTGCAATTGGTGTACGTGTGTTGTTAAAACTTTTGTTCAATTCCTCGAAAGGTAATGAGTCATGAAAAATGTATTTACTGTTGCCCGTTCCAAGGGCGTAAAAATCGCAACTGCAACATCTGCTTTGATTTTGACTGGCTCTGCTCATGCAGCGTCAATCCTTCCATCAACGTTCTCTGCAGATATGGGTGATGTTTCAACTGACATCACTACTGTAGGTGGTGCCCTGATTGGCTTGGCCGTTGTGGCAGTTGGTATCAAGTGGGTTAAGGCTACTTTCTTCGGTTAATAGCCGTTCATCCCGAGGGGGCTTCGGCTCCCTTTTTTATTTTCGGCCTCTTAATTTTTCGAGGTAATTAAAATGTTTTTTGATCCCTACGCATTTCTTTTGTTCGTTTATGTGATTGCACTTTATGTAATGGCTGACGGGATATGAGGTGGGGTATGCGTTTTTTATATGTACTATTTTTTTTAGTATTCAGTTTGCATAGTAATTTTGTTTTTGCTCAAGCTGTTCCTAACTGTACAAATCCATATAACCTCGGTTGTCTTGATGCTCAAACAGTAGGTCCCAATACTTCATGGTGCCAAGCTCAAGCACCTGATAAATTTTTGCTTGATAAAGGTCAAATGGGTTGTCCTGCTAATCACAAATATTACGCCTGTGTAGTAATGTCTAATTGCTCTTGTCCTGCTGGCCAAAAATTTAATGTTACTGAGGTTCTAGGTGTTAAAAAGGGTGAATGTATTCCTGATGAGCCTGCTCAGCCTGAAGAGTGTCTTCCTCCTAAAGTTGATTTTGCTGGTCTTTGCCGCGATGTTGAAGAAAAGCCAGAAGATTGCGGTAGTACGTATACAACTGCGGTTGCTGCCGGTAGCGGTTATGTTTGTACCAATGATGAAAACTGTGGTGATGGTACTAGCTCAACAATTTTGACTACGCCTGCGGGCTCTTGGAAAGTTTGCGGTACACCTGATAGCACCCCTTCATCTTCTGGTAGCAATTCCTCCCCGCCATCTTCATCCGGCAGTAATACGTCTACACCCTCAAGTACCGGTAGTGGCTCTGATTCATCATCTGGTGGTTCTGGCTCCGGTAATGGTTCCGGTGATGGGGATGGTAATGGATCGGGTAACAATTCCTCTACGCCTTCTGATACGGGTAGTGGTGACGGTGATGAAGGAATTGGTAATGGCACTGCTGCTGCCGCTAACTGTAATGACAATGAACCTGAATGTGACGGTGATCCAATTCAATGCGCAATGCTTGTTCAGCTCTGGATAAACAATTGCGCTGGTTTTGATGAAGTCGAGTTAAATAATCCGTCTGATGATAACGAAGCAATTCGCGATAATTTTGATGCGCTTATGTCATCTGCTGAGCCCTCTGTAAATCAAGAAGGTGTATTGGATGTTATGACCCCGGGCGGTGGTGCCGGTAATGGTTCCGGCTCTGGTAGTGGTTCTGGGACTGGTTCAGGTAATGGCAGTGGGAGTGGCAATGGGCTTGATTTGTCCGGTCTGGATGGTGCGGCTAATTCCGGTGGTGGTGGCTCTTGTCCTGCTGATCGCGCTATTAGTTTGGGCGCTGGTAACTTCGATATTTCCTATCAGTTTTTTTGCGATTTTGCAGCACAAGTATCTGGTTTGGTCATTCTTATTTTTTCCTATATTGGTGCAATGATTGTTTACCGCTCTTTGCAGTGGTAAGGGGGATTTATGCCTTATGTAATTGTCGCGGTTCTTCAGGGTGTCTACGCATTATTGCGCGCTTTCTTCTTTACTATCTGGACAAGATTGTGGGCGTTTATTTTATTTGCCCTTCCTCTTGTTCTGGAAAAAGCAATTAAATTGCTTGGCATTGGTGTTGTGTCTTATGCGGGTGTTGATCTTACCGTTGATGCTTTATCTGAGTTTGCTTTATCAAAACTAAACGGTTTGCCTAATGATCTTTTGCAAATATTTCTAATCATGAAGGTGGATGCAGGTTTCAAAATAGTATTTACCGCTATGAGTATTGCTATTGCATTCAAGCTTGCACAGTCTTCTACCAAAATGGTGTTTAAAGGAAAAATGGAGGCCTGATAATGATCTATTTATTTACCGGTGCTCCAGGTTCTTCTAAAACACTTAATGTGATTAAAACAATTTGCGAAGACTCTACTTTTAAAGGTCGCAATATTTACTATCACAGAATCAAAGAGCTTTCATTGCCTTGGATTTCACTGGATGAGAATGAAGTTAAAGAGTGGGACACATTGCCTGAAGGTGCTGTGTTGGTGGTTGATGAAGCTCAATACTTAATGCCGGTGCGCGACCCTCGTAAGCCGTTGCCTGATTGGATTTTAAAAATGTCTGAGCATCGCCACAAAGGCTATGATCTGATTTTTATGACCCAATCACCCAATTTGTTGGATGCAGGTTTTCGCCGCTTTGTGGGAAGGCATACGCACATCGAGCGTATATTCGGTCTTGAGTCTGCCAAATGGCTTACATGGGAAAAATGCGTTACTGATGTTGATGATCATTTCAAGCGTAAAGAAGCAGTAATTAAGCGAGTTGGTTTCGATAAGAAATATTACGGCACCTATAAATCTGCTGAGGTTCATACACATAAGCGGAAATTGCCTGCAAAAGTATTTATTCCGTTTATTGCTCTCGCGGTTTTAATTGGTCTCGTTGTTCACTTTGTAAATTCATGGGGTGATCGAATTGATAGTGAGTCATTGCCTGATTCTATTGCTGCACCTGTTGAAAAATTAGCCGGCGTTATTCGTTCTGATTCTCCCAGCAGTTCTGCGACTTATCTATCTACGGATGACTACATTAAAGCCCACACACCGCGATTGCCGGATGTCCCTTGGTCTGCCCCTGTCTATGATGCATTGACTGTCCCCAAAACGTTCCCACGGCCTCAGTGTATTCGTTTTAATAGAGGGTATGACAATCCTCCACTTTGCAAATGTTACACACAACAAGCTACACCGTTGGAAATATCAGAAAAAGCTTGCAACCGTTATGTTGATAATGGCTATTTCAATCACACTAAACCCGATAATTTTTCTGATTCTCAAGGCGGTGACTACGCCACTGCGCGCGATCAGGGCTTGCCCCGCGCGCTGGCGGGCACCGCTAACGTTCCTGTAACACGTTAATAATAAGGGGGGTGATCTCCCTCACTGAACCTCACTGCGCCACATTCACAGGTTTTTTTGCTTTTTTATTTTTTTTGTTTTAGTTTTTAAAAAATCCTTACCGCTCTTTAAGGAGTTCCGCATGCGTTACGAGAATAAATTTTGGCACCGTATTGGTAATCGCTTTTTTAACGAGTCAAAATCGTTTGATCTTTCCTCGCTAAAATATCTGCACTGTGGTGTTGATACGATTAAGCAGCTTTACAACTGCTTACTTAATCAGGATGTGCTCAAACTTGTGCAGAGCGCTTATGAGTCATCGGATCAGTATCTGACGTTGAACGGTATTGATTGGGCGCTGACTCGTTCCAGTAAGGCATCTGGTTATCAGTACATTCTCAAAAACTTGGATTTAGGTTTTGTTGTATTGCTTAAGTCGTTTTACGCTGAGCATGATCTTTCTGGTTCTCATATTAAAATTGAATGTACGCCGCAATTAATTTCCCAGCATTCTCCCCAGTCCCTCACTGATGAGATTAACGCTATCGCTTCGCATTTTGGTTATCAGCTCGTTCCTGCTGGTGTCTCATGTCATATCGCTGTTGACGTTAAAGGTTTTCAAGTGCCTGATGATCTGGAAGCTCGTCTCGTTGCTAAAGCCAAGCGTCAGTACAAGTTCAATTGCATTTCCAATGCACAGTTGGATTTGAATGAAACAGCGGTTATTTACGGTGCAGGGCAGTCCTACACATTTGGTTCTGCTGGTGCGTTGCAGTTTTGTATTTACGATAAAACCGCTGAGGCGATTAAAAGCGATAAGCTCGACTTCTGGCAGGGTGTTTGGTCTAAGGTGCCTGCAGCTGATTTTGACGGGGATTTTAGCAATCTTGATTCAATGTCCGAGTATCAGCCAGTTGATACTGTTCATCGCATAGAGGCTCGTTTTCATCACTCGGTTATTAATCAGTTTTGCTGGGGAACCAAAGGTGCTGATGGTAAAAATATTTCTATCAAAACTTACGCTGAATTGGCTCCGCACTTAACTGCACTCTGGAAGTATTCGTTAAATAATTTTCGCTTGCAGCATTCCACGTCTTACATCGATCCTGTTTGGCAATTTCTCATCGAAGATATTGAATTTTTTTGCCCGTCCCCTGATTTAAATTATCGTCGCGAGCCTAAGCCTCCTTCACAAAATACTCGTCGTAACGTCGCTTTCTGGCTTGGTAATCAAATTCGTCTCTATGCTCGTAAGCGTTACGATCCGCATTTTGTTGTTGCCAAATTAATGTCCTGTGGTCTTGAGGCTGAGCTGTCTGATTATTTCAGTGTGCGATTATTTGGCGAGTCTGATCTATTGCCTGAAGTGCTCTATGACTTTGTGTCTGAAAAAATGCGTATGCTGATTTTGAATGGTGTTGCTGCGTGATTAAGAAGTTGCCGGATGGTCGTTACAAACTGGACTTTTACCCTGCTGGTGCCAAAGGTATTCGCGTTCAACGTATCGGGTCTAAAAAAGAACTGAAAGCGCTGCAGGCTCAATATGAATTGGATTATCAGGCTGCACCGGATCGATTCACTGTTGATCGTCGCAAGCTCTCTGACTTGGTAAATCTCTGGTACAAGTTACACGGTTCTACATTGCGTGATGCCAGGTATCGATTGTCACGTACCCTTGCTGTCTGTGATGCGTTGGGTGATCCTTCGGTTGATAAATTTTCAGCGGCTGACTTCTCGCGGTATCGTGAAAAGCGATTGCAGGATGTTTCGGTCTCTACGGTAAATCATGAGACACGTTATCTTCGTGCGGTCTTTGCAGAATTAATCAGGCTGGATCAATTTAACGGCAAAAATCCGCTCGCCACTATCCGCACTTTTGCAGAGCGTGAACGAGAGCTTTCTTTCCTGACGGCTGAGCAAATTCCGGTGCTCTTGGCTGAGTGCGATAAATCAACCAACAATCACTGCGGTTTGGTTGCGCGTTTGTGTCTTGCTACTGGTGCCCGTTGGAGTGAGGCCAATAATTTACCTCGCCATAATCTCTTGGCTGACAGGGTGGTCTTCTCGGATACGAAAAATGGTCGTGTCCGTGTCGTTCCGATTAAATCTGAGTTATCAGCGGCTTTGTCTGCGGTGGCCTATCCTGTAGGGGTTAGGTTGTTTTCGAGCTGTAAGGGGGCTTTCCGTAAGGCTGTTGAGCGTTCCGGTATCGAATTACCCGATGGGCAGTTAACGCATGTTCTCCGGCATACCTTCGCAAGCCATTTCCTGATGAATGGTGGCGATATTCTCGCACTACAAAGAATCCTTGGTCACTCCGACTTAAAGGTCACTATGCGGTACGCACACCTCGCCCCTGATTACATGGCAAGAGTTCGTGATCTCTCTCCCATTTAAACCAGATTAATCGATGTTGGCGTCCGGATAGGACGTAAGGGCGCGTGAGCGCGGGTAGTGTGGGCAACAAGGCAATGCGGTGTTTCCGGTTAAGGTGATCTATCGCCTTTTGTCCACACGGATGGAATGGCAGTTATCCAGCTTCTTTGGATTGTTCTGGAGGCAAAATGGATTTTTTATGGATGTAGAAATAAAAAAGGTTTGCAGGAACTAACCTACAAACCCTTTTCAAATATGGTAGCTAGAGGCGGACTTGAACCGCCGACCCCAGCATTATGAGTGCTG